AGTTCCAAAACATGTTTGGGACACAAAAACCCCTGAAAAACAAAAAAAAGAATTAGAAAAAGTACCTCGACCTACTGGTTGGAGAATGGTTTTGTACCCTTTAAAATTAGAAACTAAAACTTCAGGAGGATTAATTCTTACTGATGACACAGTAGAACAATCTCAAATTGCTACTAATGTATGTAAAGTTTTAAAAATGGGACCAAGTTGTTATGCGGAAAAAGAAAAATTTCCTCACGGACCTTGGTGCAAAGAAAAAGATTGGGTTCTTATTACTAGATATGCAGGATCAAGAATTCGCATTGAAGGGGGAGAACTTAGAATAGTCAACGATGATGAAATACTGGCAGTCATTGATGATCCTAGAGATATTTTGCCAGCTAACATTTTATAACATGGAGGTACCATGCCAGAATTAGAAAAAATAAAGTCAGGATCAGAACAAATGGTTCCAATTGATACATCAGGGGAGTCCGTTGATGTAGAATTAAAAGAAGAAAAAGCAAAAGAAAATGAGGTAATTGCTGAAGAAACATCCGAAGAAACAAATCAAGAAAACGTAGAAGAAACATCTTCTGATACTAAAGAAGAAGCAGAAGAATATTCTCAATCTGTTAAAAAAAGAATTGATAAATTAACTTTTAAAGTTAGAGAAGCGGAACGTCAAAGAGAAGAAGCTCTTCGATATGCTCAATCTATTAAAAAAGAACGGGATGATTTAGGGAATAAAATTAAAAAAGTTGACGATGGTTATTTAACTGAATATTCCGCTAGAGTTAAATCTGAATTAGATAAAGCTCAAGCTATTTTAGCTCAAGCCATTGATTCTGGTGATGCTAAAAAACAAGTAGAGGCAAATAAAGCAATTGCTAAACTTACAATTGAAGAAGAAAGAGCTGCTTTATCTTTAAAACAAAGAGAACAAGATAAAAATAAAAAAGAGCCAGAAACTAAAGAACAACTTCCTCCCTCTATTCAAAAAGCCCCTCCTCCAGATCCTAGAGCGGAAGCATGGGCTCAAAAAAATGAGTGGTTTGGAAAAAATGAAGGTATGACTTATACTGCTTTATCAATCCATAAAAGATTAATTCAAGAAGAAGGGTTTGACGGGAAGAGTGATGAATATTATAAAGAACTTGACAAACGAATTAAAAAAGAGTTTCCTCATAAGTTTGAGGATAAAGACAAGAGCAATCGAAT